TCAAAAACATGTTCGCCGCGCATTAACTGAAAACAAAGATTGGTCACTTTGCCAAAATATTCGTAAATATGGCGCAGATGTTTTTTCAGTTCTCTTAATAGATATTGTCAAAGGACGTAAGCCAGCCCATGCAGTTGAGCGTGAAATTATTAATAGTCAATTTCCAGCACTTAATAGTCATTGAAGTGTTGAAAAATCAATAAATTTGGTTGACAAAATCAGATTCTGATACTATAATAATAGAATGAAAACACAATATGTTAAGCCAATATTAGGTGCTAAAGTCAAAGTTGTTGCGAAATATCGTAATACCTTTATCTATAGGACCAACGATTGGTTTGAAGAAACTTATGTTGGCACTGTATTGCCCAATCATAAATTAACCCCGGCTAACAGTTTTGTATTAAATACTCCTGAAGATGTCAATACAAAAATCCGAGAAATTGACATGGGGTTTGTTCAAACATTAGATTATTTGGACGGACAAGTGGCCAAAAAAGAATCAATTACGAGTGATACACAGGTATTTTTAGTTGCAGGCAGTAAAGGTTCACAATATGCTGTGACTAGGCAAGGTAAAAAATATACTTGCACTTGTAGTGGATTCCAATTTAGAAAAAATTGTAAACATATAGAGGAAGTAAAGCAATGAGTGATCCTTGCTATCGAGTGATTGGTGATTTAGAAGTTCATCCCAGCCGGTTGAACAAAGAAGCAATTATTCTTGCCCAAGCTGAATTTGGTAATGATGAATTTTTCTTTGGCTGTAGAACTGCATTAGATCCAATGATCACTTTTGGATTAAAACAAATTAAGGAAAAAACAGATGAAGATGGTCCTGGCTTATCTTGGGATATGTTTGTTGGCTATATTACTGGTTTTATTAATCGTTCAGTTACCGGCAATGCAGCTCGTAATTCCATTGATAAAATGATGAAACAAGCCACTAAACAAGAGTGGAATGGTTGGTATAGACGCATTTTAATTAAAGACCTTCGCTGTGGTGTTAGCGAAAAAACTATTAACAAAGTAGTTGCTAAAAAATATAAAAAATATGCCATACCTATTTTTGGATGTCAATTGGCTCACGACAGTAATGGTCATGAAAGCAAAGTCACTGGCAAAAAATTAATCGAAGTCAAGTTAGATGGCGTTAGGGTTATTACCGTTGTCTACCCTGATGGCTGTGTGGATCAATTTAGTCGAAATGGCAAAGAACTGTCGAACTTTACACAAATTAAAGATCAATTAAAACGAGTTGCTAGTTCTTTTAAAGAACCTATAGTACTAGATGGTGAAGTTATGAGCTCAAGCTTTCAAGACTTGATGAAACAGGTTCACAGAAAAAGTAATGTTCAAAGCGATGATGCAATTCTCAATTTGTTTGACGTATTGCCTTTGACAGATTTTGAAAAAGGGCGTTGTGAAACACCGCAAGAATTTAGAAGCAAATGGCTTCAAGAATGGGTTAAAGTACACGAATTAAAACTGCCAAATATTGCATCTGTTGGCCAAGAATTGGTTGACCTAGATACTGATGACGGTAAAAAACAGTTTAAGGAAATAAATCAAAAAGCTATCGACGGTGGATTCGAAGGTATTATGATTAAAGATCCTGAAGCTATATATGAGACAAAAAGAACCACTAGCTGGTTAAAACTCAAACCTTTCATTGAGGTATCCTTGGAGGTGGTAGATGTTGAAGAAGGCACTGGTAGAAATGTGGGAAAACTTGGGGCTTTGGTGGCTCGAGGGGTCGACGACGGAAGAACAATTCAGGTCAATATTGGTAGTGGTTTTAGCGATGCTGATCGTGACGAGTTTTGGATTAACCGTGCTGATATTATCGGGCATGTGGTTGAAGTCCGCGCTGATGCTATAACACAAAATCAAGATGGTTCATACAGTTTGAGATTCCCACGATTTATTTGTTTTCGTGGATTTGAACCTGGAGAAAAAATATGAGTGAAGAACTATTATGTAAAGATTGTGTTCACAGTCGAAATCATTGGTGGAGATTTCTCGGTGAACACAATTATTATTGTAGTTTAGGAACTATCAAAGGCACAATCAGTCCTGTCAATGGTAGTTCAACTGTTGATAAACCAATGCCTTGTAGTATGGCAAGAACCCGTCGTGACATTTGTGGTTTTGATGCTGAAAAATGGACTCCCAAAGATACTGCAAAAAATATGCTTACTGTTTTGAAAAGAAATTATGACACTACCACTTAATTACCAATCAATGCCAATCGAAGAAAAAAACCTATCCGTGAGAACAATCCTACAACAAGGTGTACATCAAGTGACTTTTACTAAAGTAGATGGGTCGGAAAGAACTATGCCTTGCACACTTGACAAAAATATAGTTCCACCAGCACCAATCGTTGAAGATAAAAAACCAAAAGAACATAAACCCGAAACACTAAGCGTTTGGTGTACTGACGCCGCTGCCTGGCGTAGCTTTCGGGTTGATAATTTAATTTCTATTCAAGAACCCAATGCCATTTCTAACCAAGACAGCCATTGATAGAGTTAAACAATTAATAGAACGCCGTGGCAAGGGTGATGGAATTCGCATTGGCGTTAAAACTACAGGTTGCAGTGGACTTGCTTATACGCTAGAATACGTTGACAAATACATTTATAACATGTCAGATATAAACTATAGTCAAGCTGATCTATGTGTATTGGTAGATAAGAAACACGAAGCATATTTAAAAGGTATGACGGTAGATTGGGTACGCAATGGTCTTAACGAAGGTTTTGAATTTAGAAACCCTAATGAACGGGATCGTTGCGGATGTGGAGAAAGTTTTAGAGTTTAATCACCTCACATTTAATATTATAAAATTATGAGCAGATCGTATAGAGAATCAATTAAAAATGGGCAAACATCCCCTGCCCATCTAGCCACATTTGCAGTTGATAGAATCAACTATATATCATTATCTAAGAATCGCCCCTTGTCTTTATTAGATGTTGGGTGTGGTTCAGGAGAACAATTTGATGCCATTTCCAATCGAATCGGTTTGGAGAAAATTAGCAAAAAGATAGGCATTGAATGGTCCCCGGCAGCAATTGAAAAACATAAAACAAAAACCATCTTCGATAATGTGGTGCATTGCCAATCTGAACGTTTACCGTTTTCAGATCAAGAGTTTGATATTGTCACGAGTATTGAAAATTTAGAACATCTATACGTTGAAGATGTTATAACAGCTATTGAAGAACTAAAACGTGTAGCAGAATATATTATACTGATTACACCATTGCCTAAAGATATCATTAACTATTGGTGGCTATGCTGTGAGATTGCAGAGGCAAAGAATGATAGAGAATTTTTAGGATTTGAAGAATTTATGGGTTTGGAGGGTGCCGTACATAAATCAACAGTTTATCCTTCTTCAATGATAGAAGCAGGATTTGCGTTTAATAGCGATATACACGGATTTTATTTTGCCAAATCAACTAATATAGATATATCCAAGATTAGGTGTGCTGGAATGACTCGTAGAAATTTGCCCAGTAAAGATTGTGACTTTGGTGAACATTATCTTTCTGTATTGGTTGATTCATTGACTATGCGAATTTAAGATTGTTTTATATTTAATAGAAGGTAATATTATGGAAAAGCAAAAAGAAACACATTGGATTGTCACATTAGAAGAAGATCCTGAAACTGGTGATTTGATCATGCCTATCCCAGCCGACCTTCTTGAATCCCAAGGATGGGTGACTGGTGATGTGCTGACTTGGGATAAGGATTTGGAATCAGATTGTTGGACATTGACTAAAAAATAAACACAGTTAGTCAACTGATTCTAATTCCAAAGCGTTATATATATACATAGACAATGGTTGTGTATGTAATTTAACTTAAAGGACTAAGATCATGAAATCAACTGTTATTGCAATCTCCACTTTGTTTGCCGCCATGGCATTTGCTGCCGATGTAGCTAAAACCCCTGCCGCACCTACAGCGACTCCGGTGACTGCTGAAAAGAAAGTTGAAGTTAAGCCTGTCAAAAGCCCTGCTGCCAAAGACGCAGCAACGACTGTTGAAAAGACTACCTCAACCAAATCTACCAACACAACTACGACTCAGCCCACTACCAAGTAATAATTCCTATTACGAAGAAGATGATGACGATGTTGTTACAGAATTAGATCTCCATCGTGGTTATGATAGGCCACGATTGGTTGAGTCTGATGATGAGGACCTTGACCAAGAAGATTTAACTGACCATATTCGCATTAGATTATTGATAGCTAGGCTCAGAGCTTTGGAAAAATATCCAGGCTTGAGTTGATAAACAAAGGATCTCCGGATCCTTTGTTTTTGGTTGAATTGACTATTGCATACCGATAATATTCTTGTTACAATCGACACATGCTGCTTACTACAGCTTTTAACATTAAGGAAATTAAACATGAAACATATCAATCCAGAAACTAAAACTTTCAAATTGTTCTCCGCTATGCAACAGGGCGAGACCATTACTGCTGCTCAAGCCGAAAAGCGTTTTGGTATCAAAAACATCCGTGCAGAAGCTACTCGTATTCGTAACGCCGGTTTTGCTGTTTATGCTAACCAACGTGTTGCTGGCAATCACGTACATGTTACAGAATACCGTATTGGTAAGCCATCACGTAAGTTGATTGCAGCCGGCTATAAGGCCATTGCACTTGGTATCGTTTGATTATAACAACATAATCAACAAAAAGGGTCTTAAT